TATTGCGGGAGAAGCAGATGATCCAGAAACATTATTTAAAATATAATTGGATACAGCATTATACAAATAATCTGGTCTATACCACATTTCAATTACGTTATATGCAGAACCATTTGGATTATTTATAAGTGCACTTCCTTGCGGTTTTATAGAGTCTCCAGTAAACTTTATTCCAAAATTTGCGGGTCTTGAGTAAACTGAAGAAGTTTCATCATAATCCATAATAGTATAATTAGAAAATGATCTTGGTGTATATGGCTGTATTGTAAAGTTTGCAACATCTGAAGATACCCCCAAATTTCTAAACATATAGTATGATAAATTATTAAAAAACTTTTTATTAGAATCAATAACTACTGGATCATCTATAATTTCTATTTTTATATTAAATGGTTTTGTCATATCATATAAATCATATGGCGTTATTGATTGAAATCTTTTAATTTTTGAGTATGTGTTTCCGCCATCAGTAGATATAGAAACTATAGTGTTATCTAAAGTATTCCAATTTACTTGGTTTCCAACAAAATAACAATTTATACCTGATAAATGAGATGCAATAGTTTTTGTATAAGTTCCTTTTAATGAAGGTGGTAATAAAATTTGATCTGTAGATCTATCTTTAGATGTTGATGTAAATCTTGTCATTAAAAATTTCACTTCGTTAAAATCATATGATGTAAAATTTGAATTATATTTTGGATAAATTCCAACATTTTTTATATATCCTGTAAAATTATTTGCACTTTGTTTTTCAAAAGAGTAGCGGGAATTATTACCAACACTAATTTGAAGACTTTGTGATGATATTGGTACAAAAGAATTATCTGAATTTATTGTGGTTGTCCCACCTTCTGTTGTATATAATGTTAATTCTGAGTCTGAAAAAGATAATGCTATATTAGAACTTGCTGAAGATGCAGAAAAAACTTGATCTATAACACTTATTTCTAAAGAGCCAAAATGATCATATAGAAAAAGAGTATAGTGCCAGCTAGAAGTAATTTTATCTAAATAGTATTTTAAATATAAAGCTAAAGGTATGCTAAAATTTCCATAATTAGAGTATACTCCAGGTATTCCAAAAATCATTTCCGAAGATGCTGAACCTTTAGTTATTTGCATAGAAAAGGTTGTTCCAGGAGTTTCACCACTCTTTAAAATATTAATATTTGGAGAAGAAATGTCAGAAATTATTTTTTCACTTATTGTCCAATAAAGTTTTTGAGTACTTGATGTTGATAGTTTTATCCCAGAGGAAGAGTTTATTGTATAGTTAGAATAATCACTCTTAACATCCGAATCTGAAAAAATTTGTGCAAAATTTTCATTTGAATCTATGTTGATATTTTTTAACCCGTATATACTTGAGTCCATAAGTATAGCTTTAGATTCTCCATAAGTTGCATCTGTAAAATTTTCTCCATAAATATTAGCTTTTGATATTGTTGTATTTCTAATTGAATAAGAATTAAAGTCAAAATATGACGTAGATGCGTTTAGCCTTGAATTATTTTTTGGTTCACTATTTATAAACGCTGATTTGTACATATAGTTAAATTTTTGATTAGACCCGTCAGTACTCCTTTGAGTTCCAAGGTCTTTTGCAAAAGATTGTGCCCCACTTATAGCTAATGATGTAATAATAAAATTATTTGGTTTACCAGTTGTATTAAATAATGAAGACCCATCAATTCTTAATCTACTAGCTATTGAACTCCACAAACTTGTTGTGTTTAAATAAATTTTTCCAGCTCCAGTATTATCTGTTTTTCCATTTATAAATAAATTAATACTTCCATATTTATCTGTAGGTTTATTTGGAGGAACATATTCTGCCACAACCAAATAACTTCTATCAAATTGTGGTAAAACAGCATAGGCATCTGTATTTGAGGCAGACCCAATTGTTTCTAGCAAATTAAACCTAATTGTATTAGTTAAATAATCATAATAAATTGAACCCAATTCACTATAACTATCACTCAAAATTTTTAATATTTTTAATTGATTATTTTGATAGGGTGTTGTCCCATAGCCCCCGCCATCTAATTGATTATTAAAGTTAAACCAAAACGATATGGACCATCCATAGCCAGAGGATTTAAAGAGGTCTCTTGCGGGACCAGCTGGTGTTAATATGTCTACTACACTATTTGATTTTATCAATAGACTTTTTGATTCTGATTGTTCATTATTAATAATTGGGGTAGATGTGTAGCCAACATTAGTAAAACTAGCATAATAATTACTGTTATTCCAAATTTGTTCAACATTAGATCCTAATGACCAATATGCTGTTGGATTTATTATTGACATTGCAGCTGTTGTATACATAATTATTTTATACCTTTTGTTTACCTAATCTAAACATTTTAACTCACCACTAAAATTATAAGAAACACTACTAGAAACAAAATTATTACTACTTAAATAATCATTAGTGTTTCCGTTAAATTCCCAATATCCAATTGGGTTTCCTAATAAAATATTTAAACTATATGACATTAGGAAATTGTCACCACTGCAAAAGTATTACTAGCAGTGCCGTCAACGCCATAAAATCTGATTGAATTAAATTGTTTTGTAATTGCAAAACCATTATTTCCGTTACTTATATTACTACTAGATAAGCCATTAATGCTAATAGAACCACCACTAGTACTTCCCCATTGGGCAAGTAGTTCAATTTCTTTTCCAGCATTAGAATTAAAATTAGTAAAAGTAATTCCTAAACTTCCACTATTAACATGTAAATGTACAATTTTGTCTGTAGCCCAGTCAATTGTTATATTATTCACATATCCTGGAACTACACGAATATTTCCAGTTGTTGCTGCCGTATTTTGAACTGTTCCATCTGGAAATTTAATACCTCTTGCAGTAGAAAGATATCCTGTATCTCCTGTATTTCCAATTGTAATATCTTGGGCGGAAGCGGTAGAATTAATACCAGTTGGAGTAATTCTAATATTACCCGTCTGAATTTGAACAGAACCAGATATATTAAGCACACCATTTGTCACAGTTAATCCAATATTGCTTGCAGTTACTGTATCTGTAAGATAAAGAGTTGATGCTCCAAGAAACAAACCTTTCCAACGCATTGATGCAGATCCTAAATAATAAGTATTGTCTGATGCTGGAATTAAACTTGAAGTAATTGCAAGTGGATTTATTGCTGTTGCACTAGCACCCTGTGTACCTGGAATACCCTGTGGACCTGGAGTTGTCACAAAAACTTGATTAATTGTATTGTTTACTGAAATATTATCTGTCATTATTCAATCGTACCTGCATCCACATCAAGCCAGCCTTTAACTAGAGTAGATTTGATACCTGAAGGGCTTTCAACTCTAAGTTGATATGAAGATCTGGGATAATTTAAATTATTAGTTATATTTCCAGGAACATTAATATTTATTATTCCGCTACTAGCACTTGGTGTACTTAAATATAAGCCTGAGAGGGAGCCACTAGATGGAATAGTAGAAAGCGAACCACTAGCACACAAAATTAAACCACCTGGCTGATTTCTAATTTCAAAAATTGCTGAATAGCCATTTAAATTAATAGCACTGCCACTAGCATCTAACCAGGATACCTGCAAAACAAAACTATCACCTTGCGTTATGTAATAATTTTCGCCTGTTGCCATAATTCACCCACTTTATAAATATTTATAACAAGATTATACCATTTAGAATAGGAAATACAAAGACCCCGCCCTCTCGTGAGATTGAAGGCGGGGTCTGGAGAGGGCACTATTTATGCGCCAATATCTACCAATTCACATTCTCCACTTACACAAGCAAGTGATTGAGAACCAGTAGTATTATCTTCGGTTTCGTATAAAGATAGATTTTCCCAAGCAATATGCTTTGGCATCTTCTTTACGAATGCTTCATACTCTTCCTTTGTAGCATCCTGATAAGGAGCTTGTACATAGGTGTGTTCTGAGTAGGGAAGAAATGAAACACCAGATAATTCGTCAAAATGTTTAAATACCCAAGCACCAACTTCCATCCATTCGTCTTCACGAATAGAAACGGTAATTGATGGTTTGTGCTCGCACCAATGTCTTTGATAAGTTAACCAAACATCTAAATGTTCAATTGCCGTAAGATCATTACGTTTAATTGCATTTTTTGGTGCTTTCATTGGAAATGAAAAAACTGTAGTGTCATTTGGTTTCATAAAATCATCTTCGGCGGGAATACCAGAATCTTTAAGGAACTGAGTTAGTGGATCTTTCTTATCCCCACGCACAGTACGAATATAGTAATCACTATGCCAAGGATGCATACCAGATGATACACCAACTAACTGAGATACTGTTCCAGATGGTTTAACACAAGTAATTGCTGCGGATGGATTAATGCCAATTTTACCTGCTTCTTCAATATTTGTTGTTACTGCAAGCTCTCTAAGGAAATCAAGTGTCTTAGATAGTTTATCTAGACCTTGCTGACCTGACATATACTTATGACCAAACTGACCTGTCAAAGAAACGCCAAGTAGACGCTCTTCTTCTGTATTATCTTTCCAGATTTTACGAAGATACTTGAAATCTGTAAGTGTTGACTGCCAAGTTCCAAGAATTGTAGCAAGTTCTACCTTACGAGCAATATCTTCAACTGAGTCATCTTCACGAAGTACAACCTCTGAAAGATTACAGAACTGATATGGTCGTAGAATAATTTCAGAGCATGGATTAGTTCCATAATGAACTTCTGGGTCTCTACGACCAAACTTAGAAGCTTGTGACTGAGCAGCCTTTACATTGTAAATACCACGCTCACCAGACTTAGAGTCATACACTGATTTCCATTCTGCAATAAAGTCATTCATTTCTGGCTTACCAGCAAATGCAACTGAATTGTTTGATAATGCTCTTTGTGGATGATTTTCCCACCATGCACCTGCTTTTGCAGTTGCCATATCATGATCGTTAAGATCTGAAAGAGAAATCATGGCACTACGGCGTACACCACCAACTACAACTACCTCACCAATCTTACACATAATATCATGTGCTTCAATTGGCTTTAGTTTGCGACCAGCAGCATTACGAAATGTTTTGATTGTGAAATCAAAAAGATTAACTAGCGGTTGTGGACCCGATGCACGACCACCAAATGTTTTTAGTCTTGCTCCAGCAGGTCTAACCTTAGTTACATCAATTGCAGGAATCTGACCTTGATACAACAAAGCAATAAGTTCACGAAGAGCTTTTGACCAGCCCGCCTTTGAATCCTCTACAACAATAATTGTTTCGGTCTTTTCAAATTTTTCTGCAATTACTGGAAGTTTATTCACATATACACTCTCTACTGAGAAACCTACCCCTGTTCCACACATAAGAATATACATTGCCTCATCGAATGAACGAAGTGAGTCGACAGGAAGAAATGAACAGTTATATCCTGCTACATGATCTCGTTCTAATGCAGGACCTGCGGTCATAACAGAACGCATAGATGGCATAACATTTCTATCGAATACAAATTGTTTTAATTCTGTAACAAGCTTCTCATCTGGAGCATAGCTATGTTTTTCTTTGAGATGCTTCTGAATATAATCGAAGTATCTATCTACGGTCTCTGACCAAGTTTCTCGTCTATTTTCTTCACCAAGCCAACGAGCATAACGGCTTAGAGCAATAAAGTTTTCATAAGGATTTTCAATCCCACTCATAATAACACCTTTTTCAATTTTGATTTAGACATCTAGTGTATCATTGTTTTTTTCTAAAATCTAGATTTTTGAATTTTTTTCAATCTTCCGACAGCAGGTCTTGTAACTAGCTCCCAGTCATATTCTTCATGAATTTTAAGAGCATTCTTAAATGCTACTGCACAATATTTATCATAGTTTTCTACAACCTCTACCATATGTTGAGACAATTGCTCCATACTTGGTCTAAGCATGTTTCCAATGTGTACTTCTTGCCAAGGACTCATAGCTATTTCAGATTCAAGGGGTAGGGTAATTCTATTTGCGTATTCCGCCCACCCGCTTGTACAAATTGTTGGAATTCCCATAGCCATTGCCTGAAGTGGATTAAATCCAAAACCCTCGCCCCAAGAAGGATAAACAAAACATTGAACAGATGAATACAAATCAATGAGTTGCTCACGAGAAACAACATCTGTCATAATTGTAATATTGTTATACTTGATATCGGGTGGGAGTCCAAGAGTTTGCAACTTATGACTACCAGTACATTTCATAATAAGACGATATCTAGGATCATTGCCATATAGTCTTGCAAATGTATCAACAACAAGTTGACCATCTTTGCGGTCAAAGGGTTCTCCAATGTGCAGGAAGGTAAATGGTTGTGATCTATCCCATCTTCTTTTCATTGGATAAAATGCGTGATCTATTCCATGTAGGTAAACAAAAACTTCTTTATCAAGTTTGGCTTCAAAAATTTTCTTATTCCATTGAGATGTAGTCCATATTTCATCACATTGTTGTAAGCCTGGATACCAATCTGCATGAAATTCTGTTGATTCCCAAGGTGTATAACCAATTTTATATTGATTTTCGAACCAGGAATACTGAGGCGGTTGACAGAAAGAAATACCAATATTGGCTTCACTATCCAGTACAACTGGATCTAAGCCTAACTTTTTCATATTTTGAAACATATGCCAAGAAGCATTGCCAAAGCCTAGAGCTACATACATATATTCGGGGGCACCTGAGAAGGAAACTTTCATTTGAAAAGTATAGCATAATTGTTTTAATTTGACACTTTTAAATTTACTCGCTATAATCCTTATATATATAGATAAGGGGTATATAATATATATATAATATATAACTAATATAGATAATATATTAATATATATAATATTATATTATTAATAATAATAATGGAATTTAAAGTATTTGTGAGATATTATCGACTTTCTACTTTTGATAATAAATTGCCTGAAATTTTGTGTGCAAATGACGCAGAGCATATGTCACTTATTCCAGCAATTGACGAGCATGACAATATTTGGTTAGAGTGCTATGCTTGCGGATACACACTAAGACCAGGCTTAGATATGTATAATAAACTCAGTAAGGCGGTACAGGAAATAGATGGCGAATCTGCAGGATATTAGTCCAGAAGAACCTAAAATTAATTCAGAGGCTCTCTACGAGCTTCTAGGAGGCATGTATATCCAATTGCTTCGTGTATACGACCTATTGGCTCTTATAGCATCAGGTGATAGTAATAATACTAAAGTAGAGCAATTGATTTCTTTGCATGAGTCAGGAAAGGTCCTGTCTCCAGATCCCGCCCTAGTGTTGGATGATAATGAATAAAATAATTTTTGCACTATTGATACTATGGTGGTTTACTTATGCCTATTCAGGAAAGTAATCTAAGTATATTTGTGTGTCCGTATTGTTTTGACTATAAAATGCTATATCAGAAGCCTATGAGTGTAAATGCGACAAACTCAATGCATGAACATATGATTTCTTGCTCCCCCCGCCGAAAAAGTATGATACAAGATGCAATTAATAAAACAATTGACGAAAATTATGATCTTCTGCTACAATTAGGTGATTCTGATGATGAGTAATATGACTCTAGAGGAATTTGCAGAGATTTTACACAAAGTTATCTCAAGAGATGACTACGATTTAACAGAAAGAGAACAAAATAATGTCTTGGACAACTAAAATGGGTGTTTTGACCTGCCATAAGTGCAAAAAGTTCAAAATGTCAGTAAGAATTCCATTCAACAAAATTACAATGGATGAATTTGACAAGCATACAACAGCTTGTGTAGGAAATCCTTACAAAGATTCTAAACCAACCAATGTTACACTTGGATATAACTAATAAATACAGTAGTATTTATATAAATTAGGAGAATTATGAAAATTTTATCAGTTTTTTACTTATTTTTACTTTCACTTGTTGCCAAGAGTGCTATATCTGATGTCAGAAGCAATAGGATAAGTGTTTCTGATCTTTTATTTCCCGCATTTTTTATTTTTATATGTCTTATTGTCATATTTTCGGTGCTTACTGCATGAATTTTGTAAATTTTCTGACTTTAGGTCTGATATTGTATCCAATATTTTATTTTATGTTTCCAAATCAGAGATATAAGCTGCATCCCTTGTCATATGTTAGCTGGATATTTATCTCTTATGTATTTTATTTGTTTTTTGGATCCCGCCATTCTTAAAATGTGACGAATCTCACATATAAATTCAGTTTTGGCAAAATGTTAATATATTTTAAATTTGTATCATACACATTTTTAATCAGTCTATAAAAAAAGATAGTGCGCCCATACGGGCACACTACTTAAGTCTATGAAATAGTTATTCTGCGATTGCTTCGCAGATTAGGCATAAGTTATTTTCAAAAGGTGCTAACTTATCGCCACACTCAACACACTTAGCGTTAGTGATAACCTCAACATCGTTATCGTAGTCGTACATTTACTTTACCTCTTTCATTTGGTTGACTAATTCTTTATAGTGGCGTGTCTGCTTAGGTTTAGCGTAGGTATCAAAACCCCAAGCAATAATAGCGACAGTCTGGATGATTAGTAATGCGATGCGAATTATGTTCATACAACTAAAGTAGCACATAACGCAGACATTTTTTGTCAATTCCCGCCTAATTTTTATAAAACATTGTATACAATCTTTTTTTATTTTATCGGCGTGTCGATTTGACAGATCAGGAGCTGCGGGGCTACCCCCGCCTTTGCTATATTTGTCAAGCTACGACACACCCTATTTTTCTCTGGATTGTATACAATCTTTTTTATTTATTTTAGTGTTTCGTGTTGTTTTTGTCGGTGGCGTGTGTTAGTTTTATCTTGTAAGCAAAAAAGGAGAAAAAATGCTAACAGTTCTAAAGGTTCTAATGGTTCTAAGCGTTGCGCTATTTGTAACTCTTGTAGTGCTTGAACTAAAGCCAAACAAATACACCGACAAATTCTAACCCACGCCTACGGCGTGTCGTTACTAAAAATGTCAGTAGGGTGTGCTACATTATTACTATAACTAAATAGAGGTAAAAAGAATCAAGTCTCGGACATAGGGTAGATGACTTCACTAGGTCAGGACATAGAGCCACCAAAAAATTGGATTCGGCTGGATACATAGGCACTAAGACTTGATTCTCTTTATCTTTATTTAGTACCCAACAAACAAAGGAAAATAAATGCTAACTTTTCTAAATGTAACAATGGTTCTAGCGGTTGTGGTGTTTGCTTCTTTGCCGTTCGTATTTATCTGGGCAGCCGTTGCAGATGATAAGGACAGCAAAAAATAATCGGCGTGTCGGCTTGACAAGCTGTCCCCTGCGGGGCTACCCCCGCAGTCGGGCGTGTCGTGTTACGGGGATCTAAAAAATCTCTGGCGTGTCGTTACCAAAAATGTCGGTGGGGTGTGCTATGGTGTAACTATAACGAAAGGGCAAAAAATGACAATTTATGTAGATTTTGAAGTAATGGAAAATCGTGAGTTTGTAAAGGCTAACCCAAACAACTCTCGCCTAGTAAATACAGTTTTAGATTCTTGCAAGGGTGACGCTAATTGCACCAACCTAAACGAAATCCGTTCAAAAGATTTTGGGTTTATAACTTGGTACTGCCCCGAACACTACCACCTAGCAACTTGGGCTAACGACTAAAAATGTCAGACCCTTGTGCTAGATTGTAATCATAATCAAAGGAGAAAAAATGTCGGACTTAGAAATTGTTGAGAACATCACCAAAGCAAAATGTGCGGTATGTGGTGACAAACTTACCGCTTGGGAAAATTCTATTTGTATTCTATGTGAGGACTAGACTATGTATCGTGAACCTATCCTGAACCCCGCCGAAACTTGGCTATTTATTATTGCTTTAGGTACTTTTATCTACGCCATTTTTTCTAAAAAATAATCGGCGTGTCGGCTTGACAACCCGCCCAAGGGCGGGGCTACCCCCGCCTGTGGATAACTTGTTGATTACGGGAGCTGCAAAAATCTCTGGATTGTATACAAAGTTTTTTGCGACACGCCGAATAAAATACCAAAAATGTCGGTGGGGTGTGCTAAGGTAGTATTACTACACAGAAAAGGGGTTCCAAATGGAATTTGACAAATTGAAAAACTTGCTTATCGGCGGTGCTATTGTTAGCCAAAAGTCGGGCGTACTTATCCAAGACATTGACACCGTAGAGGATAAATTTTTTGGTATTGTTGTTGGCGGTTATGTCGTAACCGTTGATTGGAATAATCAGGTAAAGCGTACACCACGCTACACAACAATAGACCTATCCGACTACTAAAAATGTCGTACCCCTATGCTATAATAATTTTATTCAATTGAAACGGAGAAGCAAATGGCAACATTCTTAGAAACAACAGAAACCCCACTCTATGGACAAATTTGGGAAAGCCCAATTGACGGACAATTTTTTTATTTGCGTGAGCGTAGTTTCCCTCGTGGTAATCGTATGGTTTGCCTAATGGAAAATTTACAGGGATACCACGAGTATTTTGTCTTCCCCTACTAAAAAATGTCAGACCCCTATGCTAGAATAGTCACATAACGAAACGGAGAAAAAAATGACTTGCAATTACTGCGACAAAATCGCAACGGTAGAATTGACTTCAACAATTGGTTTTTGTGACGAGTGCAACCCAATTTGTTCAGGTTGTGAAAATCTAGATTGCGATTGCACCTGCTAAAAATGTCAGACCCTTATGCTAGATTAGTTATACAACGAAACGGAGAAAAAAAATGAATGCAATTTTATTCGCAACAGCACTAACCGCACTAACAATTGGTTTTGGAATCTTTACCGCAATTGAATTAGATTCTTATGAAAAGAAAAATCACAAGCCACACCGCCTTGATGTGCCTCTAATGTTGCTTGCTTGTTTTTCACCATTCTTTACTTTTATTGGTACAATTTATTTATGGGCTAGCGTGTCATAATTTGACAAACCCCGACAGGGCGGGGCACCCCCGCCCCTCCCCAAAGCTTAATTACGGAGATCTAAAAAATCTCTGCGTGTCGCTACCCAAAAATGTCGGTAGGCTGTGCTAGTATTATTTTTAGAAAGGTGGTCAAAATGACTGTATTTGTTTCTGGTGAAGTTGAAGAAAATCGTATTCTTGCGAGCGAGCAACCTGAAATTTTCAAGTTGGCTGTCACTACACTTATTTGTTGTGACAATAACATCTGCGATAATCGCTTGGAAGTTTTTCAAAAAGATGCCGATTTTATTTCTTGGTTGTGCGAGTTTTGCGATGTTGATGATGCCTCTGATGATTTCCCTCTATGGTTAGAGTATGACGAAGGCGAGTAAACTTGACAAAGCCCGCTATGGCGGGGCACCCCCGCCTTGATCAAATGTCAAGTTACGACACACCCCAATTTTCTCTGGATAAAAATGTCAGACCCTTGTGCTAAGTTTGTATTGTTCCCAACCGAAAGGCTCAAAATGACAATTTTTGACACATCTGCCCCAATTGCTTTCAAGACCTCAACCTCTGACTGGGTTGCTGACTTGCAACAGTCAATCGTTGATGAGTTTATTTCTCGTAATGGTGCTATGTATCATACGCCTAGCGTTGTGTCGGTTGCCAATGGTGTTCAGTACGCAATTTGTGCTTCTTGCGAAAAAAATGTTGAAGCGTGGCTTGATGACGAAACTATGCTTTTTGGCAATTTTGGCGTTCGTGTAGAGTTTGTCAATGGTGCTATGCTAAATAAAGTTTGTGAAATGTAGGCGTGTCGGCTTGACAAGCCCCGCCAAGGCGGGGCACCCCCGCTCTTATCATTTGTCAAGTTACGACACACCTAAAAATTCTCTGGCTTATTATAGAAAAATGTCGGTGGCATGTGCTAGGATGTAATCACATCAACCGTTAGGAAATTAAATGACCTACTTCAACCGCTATCTCGCAATCGCACAACAGGCAACACTTGCCCAAATTGAATTGGCGACACAATGGTACGCAGACGCAGAATTAGTGGCACACGATGTTGTTCGTATTCTTGCGACTCGTGGCATTAACGCAACACTTGAAAATGGTGCTAGTGTTGTTTCATCGTTCTCACCTCGTCAGCGTTGGAATCGCAATGTTGTTCAGGCGTTAGAGTTTGCACATACAGGAAAAGCAACAGGACTAAAAAATAATTTAGTTATGGCACAAAATAGTTTAGTGCTAGGGTTCAATGCACTAAAAGGATTAAAAACAAATGCGTTCGCTCGTGCAATCGCTGGCGATGAAAATGCCGTTACCATAGATGTGTGGATGTGCTACGCTGGCGGATTAGATACTAATGCACCAAATAAAACACAATACCGAGAAATGGCACAAGCGGTTAAAGATGTTGCGAGAGAATTAGGCTTGACACCTCGCACAACTCAGGCACTAATCTGGATTATCTTTAGGGGTTCGCATGAATAGAATTGTTTACATACTATTAACTTTTATCATAACTTTATTTAGTAAAGATTCTTAAACCACCGCCCCCCCAACTTGACAAAGCTGGGGGAGCGGGGCACCCCCGCCCTTCTTACTATCCTATTTACGGAGATCTAATAAATCTCTGGAAAATGTCGGTGGGGTGTGGTATAGTATTATTAGAAAGTAGGTAGTTATGGGATTTATTAAAGCGTTTATTATGGACAACGATGGTGCGGGTTGGGTTGGGCTTGACGAACTAACCGAAGAAGAAAAAGCACAGTTAGAAATTGCAATTACAAAACAAGAGTCAGGACTTGCTTGTGTAATCTGCTATCTGCCAATTCTTGCAGGTACAGGCAACACTTGTGAAAAGCACATTGGCGTTATACCTAATTGGTAAAAAATGTCAGACCCCTATGCTAAGATAAGTTTATCAAACGAAATGGAGAGCCAAATGGCAAATAATAAATCACTCGCAGACCTTACCCAAGAATTAGTAGATGTTATGTATGAATTGGACAAGGCAAAATACTCACGACCTGAACGCATACACGGTTGGATAAAAGTGGGTTGGCTTTTGTCAATCGGTTTAGATAACGGTTTAGGCAAGCGACAACTTGCAACCACATTGCAACGAGAAATTGACGGTGCAAAGCAAGAACTAGAAGCCAAACTACTACAAACAACAAACTAAGGAGAGCAAATGAAACTGCACGAATGGAAAGAAATGGTAAAGGCAGAGCGTGAAGCAGAAGCCAAAGCCAATGCCCAAAAGACCGCACAAATTGCAAAGGTAACTAAGGAGTCATAACTTGACACCCGCCCAAGGGCGGGGCACCCCCGCTTTTCTTATTTGTCAAGTTACGACACGCCCAATAAATCTCTGGATTACTCTTGAAAAATGTCGTACCCTTATGCTATAGTAAAATTATCAAATCAACGAAAGGGAACAAATGTTCACTCTAAACAACATCACCAAGACCGCCGACCACTCTGCTTATTCAGTTTCTTCACGACCTTGCCCTACCTGTGAAGATGTAATCACTATTCAGATTGCCCCAGAAAAATTATTCCTTTACAATCAGGGTGGCTATGTTCAAGATGTTCTTAGCAATTTTGATGTTGATACTCGTGAGCGTTTTATTACAGGCACTTGCGCTGATTGTTGGAATGCTATGTTCGGCTCTGATGATGAAGGTGACCTAGATTATCTAATTGACGATTATGCAGAGGCATCTTTATTTGGTTGGGAGAACTAATCCCAACCCCCTGCGGGGGATCCCCCGCCAAAGCTGCGTGTCAAGTTACGACACGCCAAAATTATCTCTGGGTTATTGTTGAAAAATGTCAGACCTATGTGTTATAGTGTAACTATGAACAAGAAAATGATTACAGCAACACAAGCAACACCTGAGCAATTACAGGCTCGCTTGGAACTTCGCCGTTCTAACGCAAGCGGTGGTCATAAGAATAAGAAAGCCTACACTCGCAAAACAAAACACAAAGGAATAGGATACTAATGGGATACAATACAGCAATCGGAATTGCAGAGTCAGATGTTACTTTTGAGCAACAAATTGCTTGGCACTTGCAAGGTAATCATTACCCGCCAATTCCAACAACTATGGTACAGCCTTGTATTGAAGCCATTAACGCTTACAACGAAGACAACGGAAGTCTAGAAATTGAATTACCTGAAGGCGTAATTTACAAAGGCAAAACTACTGCACCCGCTTGGGCAATCATTGAACAGCACCACCTTAATGCTTGGTGCTATGATGAAGACTACATAGATGATGCTTGGCTTGACGAAGATGATGAATACTAAAATTTGACAACCCCGCCTTCGGGCGGGGCAACCCCGCAATTGTATACAATGTTTTTACGGACACACCCTAAAATCTCCCAAAAATGTCAGACCTATGTGCTAGAGTATGTAATACAACGAAAGGTTAATTATGTATCGCAAAATGACAATTGTAATGACTAGAGCAGGGCTATCCTATGAGTGTTTCTACTGCAAAGAACAACTGGCTGCTGACGAGGCTGATACCCACAACTGCCCAGAGTAAAAATGTCAGACCCCTATGGTAAAGTAAAACTATCAAATCAACAAAAGGATAAAAATGTTTCAAGATAAAGCAAATTGCCTAAGTGCTGACCCAAGTATTTTCTTTAGTGCAAAACTAAAAGATAGGGCAGAGGCGTTGTCGTTATGTAACGCTTGTGTCGTGCGTGATGAGTGCCTAGAGTTTGCACTAACAAATGAAAGTGTAGACGGTATTTATGGCGGTCTACTTGGTGACGAGCGAAAGGCAATACTAAAAAATGAAAGAGTGTAAAGTTCACCCGATTGTAAATGTAACAGACAGAACCAACCCAACCTGTATGCTATGCGGTGCAAGCGTACCAGAAGCGAGAGATGATTACTAATGAAAACCTTTCAGACTAATTTACTTGTTACATACAAGCAACAACCAGAAAATTTTGCTAACCCTTATGAGTTTGTAGATGTTCACCCTGATAACCAATACCGTATTGAAAACGGAATGTTGTCTTTTGAAACCCGAAGCGGTGACGAAATTATTTACATTCCCGCCGAAAGTATTTTATTTTTTCATACAGTTTGCGTTGAATTCCCCTTCTAGGAAATGGCGTGTCAATTTGACATTTGCCCCAGGGCGGGGGACCCCGCTAAAGCTGATTTGTCAATTACGGTGATCTAAAAATTTCTCTGGATTATCCTTGAAAATGTCAGTGGTATGTGGTAGATTATTCTTATGAGCCAAATGAAACGATTACTAGAAAACCTACAACCTGTACCACATAACTCTTTGATGTGGGAATTACTTCACTACTCTTGCCCAATAGATGAATACGAAAGTCTTATTGTTGACGGAGTAATAAAAACTTTCAAGATTTCTTTACACTGCCACGATTTTGTGGTAGAGTGTCTATACAACCCAAAAACAAGCGATTACGCAATTATCAACTATGAAAAGGAATGGAACTAATGACATTCAAGATTACTACCGCTATTGAAACAACCTATGATGAAATTGACATTGTGCGAGAAATGCTTGCCACAGGTGAGTATGGATTTGGTTTGTCAGACATTACCACCGAAGCAATCATTGACTTTATTGGTCGCCTAGAGTTTGGTTCTGATGTTATGTACAACAACACAACACACACCACATTCGCCAAGACTATTACATACCGTATCTATGATGAGAATGGTGGCGGTGATTTTTTCAACCGTTCATTTGACGGCGTATCAGAACACATTCGCAACAGTATGAATGGCACAGATGTAGACGCACTAAAGAAACTATTGGGGGAATAAGATGAGAGCAACAATCAGTCGCCAATACCGTGAGGGTAATTGGTCAATCTATTCAGAGGACATAGACCACCATTGGGAAAGGTTTTTAGAACTTTGCCCATTTGAGTTTGATAAAGATAACGAGAAGCATCGCTGGTATGCTAATGGGTTTGTTCAGGCACTCTTTGGTGACACCGCCCACTTAAACATAGAATGGAGTTGACAAAGCTCCCCCTAGCGGGGGATCACCCGCAGCTGCCAAATGTCAAGTTACGATAATAAAAAAATATCTCTGGATTATCCTTGAAAAATGTCAGACCTATGTGCTAAGATAAACTTATAAACCTACCGAAAGAGAGAAAATAATGGGTGCAAGAGTTCACTTTGTATTTAATGACGGAAGCAATAGTGCCGTAGTGCTTTATTCACATTGGGGTGCGGATAGTTGGGAACAGGATTTAGCCCAAGCAATTCGCCACGCACAACCACGATTGGGTGATACATCATACTTTACTCGTATGGTTATCTCACATCTTATGCTAAAAGAGATACTTGATGAAACAGGATTTGGTATCTACGCTATTGACCCTAAGCATACACCTAGTATCTATGACGAAGTAGTAGAGATTGACTTAACTAAAAATACCGTCAATGGTTATTCGTTTGATAGTATGATGATTTGGCAGGAAGTGTAATGACACATTATTTTGCAACAGACGGTAACTATGGTGACGGTACAGGTATGATTATGCTAGTCACCGATAATTGGACAGATGAAATGTGGGAACTAATTGACAGTGCTACCGATAGTATGCGTATCGTTATTGCTCATAGGTTTGCTCACGGTTACACAGTAGATGAAGTAGAGAGAGATTTACTTAATGGATAAAGCAGTTTATAAATTACTAGCAGAGTGGTATCCAGATGGTGTATTCACAGAAGATGAACTTTGGGAAGTAATTGCCGAAGCAGATGGTAACAAGTTAGATTATTATGCTGATGGTGATTTGACAGAGTGGCTTTAATCTAATCCCCGCCTTCGGGCGGGGGACCCCGCTAAAGCTGCCATACTATTTACGGAGATCTAAAAATTCTCTGGAACTTTTACTTGATTTTTGTCGGTGGTATGGTGTATAGTAGTATTTGTATGTGGGGCTAATACCACTAGACGGTACGAGAAAATGGTTGAAATTCTAGAACTAAAGACCAGTTCCCCACATACTAACAACCTACCGCAAAGGAATAGAAATGATAGATTGGGAAGCCGTAATAAATTGGGAAGCAGTAGATAATCTGTCACCAGAAGCACTAGAGCAAGTATCTAAGATTTTGGAAAAGGTGATTACTAATGCCTAAGTATTTATTTGTATCTACCCGAACCACAGAGTTTGAAGACTACATAGAAGCGGAAACGCAAAGTGAAGCACAAAAGATTTATGATGAACTTATCGCTGATGATTTGACAGTTGTAAGTCAGCATTTTGATTATCGGCTTATAGGATTTGAAATAGAGGTGGCATAATGCAGTATCACTATGTTGTTTTGTATGATGAAGATACAGATAAGTTTGAAATAGATGTTGATACTACCCGAACACTATTTGAATCACAGGGCGTAGCATTTGACCCTAATCATCAGGTATGGCATTGGAATGATGAACTAATGGAAGCAGACTATTTAGACTATGAGCAAATGCTTTCAGAGAAGTTAGATTCTTAAACTTCCCGCCTTCGGGCGGGGGATCCCCCGCTTTCTAGCTTTGTCAAGTTACGACACACCTTAATTTTCTCTGGACTTTTTATTTGTTTTGTGGTAGGGTATGGGAAACGAAAGGAGTTCTTATGAGCAATTATGAAGATGGGTTTGCAGATGGTATTCGTCACTACAAAGACCAACTTTTAGAATGGGCTGACACCTATGAAGATGCCGAAGATTACCAACAATTCTATGAAAAACTAATTGAAAAACTTGAGCAATAATCCTTGACAAGACCCCCTATCTGTGCTAAGATGTAATCACAACCTAACGAAAGGAAGCAAAAATGGACAAGTCGTCTATTACTATCGGAAGTTCTTTTACAACCCTAACCTCAAAGGTTACAGGAACAGTAAAGGAAATCGTAAAAAACGCAAATGGCTCTTTGCGTGTTCGTCTTGATGTAGACGGACAAGACCGTTGGACTACCGTAAAGTAGTTTGATTGTTGGGGTCTGGCAAAAATGTCAGACCCCTATGATAAGATTATTTTACAACCTACCGAAAGAGAGATAACAATGGGACTAGACATGTACCTACGAGCAAGCGAATACATTTCACGCTACGACTATGACAATGGTAATTTAGATGACCGCAATCCTTTGTACCAGCAACTAATTGAACTAACAGGTGTTGCTGACCAGATTGACAACGAGGGCTTTGGTGGTTTATCTGTTGATTTCCCTATGGGTTATTGGCGTAAAGTCAATTCTGTTCATAACTGGTTTGTTATGAATTGTGGTGACGGCGAAGATAACTGTCAGACCATGTATGTCAATCGTGGAAATCTTGAGGAACTAAAAAGTTTGTGTGAGCAGGTTCTCGCTAATCATTCATTAGCAGAAGAATTGCTTCCAACAGCATCAGGGTTTTTCTTTGGCTCTACTGACTTTGACCAATACTATTTCACAGACTTGGAATACACAGTCAAAGTTATTGACCGTTGCCTTGCTTCTAAGTTTGATTATTTTGAGTATCAGGCTTCTTGGTAATAAATTGGGTGGGGCTTTTATTAGCCCCGCCCCCACATTGGTTCCATAGCATAATTGGTTAATGCACCGCCCTGTCACGGCGGAGAGTGCGGGTTCGAACCCCGCTGGGATCGCCAGCTGCGGGGGAACCCCGCCAGACTTGATTTGTCAAGTTACGGTGATCTAAAAAAATCTCTGCATCTAATAAAATAAACCTTGATTTTTGTCGGTAGTGTGTGCTATGATTAGTTTGTAAATCTAACTTAGGAGAAAAAATGGCAATTGACCAAATTGAAATTATCAACGGTAAGGCTTCTTACGCTTCTTTGCGTACACCTGCCTACCACCAACTTGGAACTGTATTCCAAGATGAAGTTACTACTTCCGAAATGCTATCTTTAGCAAACCTAGATAAATGGAATGTTCGTTTAGAAGAAATCCCACTACCCGACAATTACTCTATGACCGCCGAGAACTTTCTTGTTGTGCGTGACCACCCAGAGGACAAGCACTCAAATGTTTTATCAGTTGTAGGTAAGCGTTACAAGACTTTGCAGAACGAGGAACTGTTTGCGTTTGGCGATAACCTGCTTGACGGTGGTCGTTGGGAAGTTGCTGGTTCATTGAAAAATGGTCGTATCGTTTTTGGTGCGTTAGCCCTAGAGCGTGAAACCGTACTTGACCCAAATGGTGTAAATGATGTTATCAAGAATTACCTTGCTATCTCTACAAGCCACGATGGTTCTAGTGCTGTTCAGGCAACCGTTACTCCAATTCGTTTGACCTGTATGAATACTCACACCGCCGTATTCCGTAAGGGTGCTAACCAGTCTTTCAAGTTGCGACACACACAGTCAATTGACGGTAGAGTTGCTCAGGCTCGTGAAGCACTTGGCTTGGCTAATCGCTACCTTGACGAGTTTGATAAACTTGCAAAGGCTATGATTGAAACCGAAGTTACCAAAGCACAGTTTGACAAGATTGTTTCACTTGCGTACCCAATGCCAGAAGCAGATAAAAAGGGTGCTGTAAAAAAATGGGAAAATAAGATTGACTTGCTAGAGGAAATCTATGTTGGCGATACCAATGGTATGATTGCTGGCAACGCTTGGGGTGCTTACAACGCATTGACCGAACGCCTTGATTGGTTCAGAACTTCTCGTGGCAACGAAGAAAGTCTGCTTATGGGTACAGCAGGTTTTGACCCTGTTGTGAACGCAGAGAAAAATAAACTACTACAAATCGTAAGCGAAGTGGCAGGGGTCTAACCCCTGCCCTTCGGGGTTTTCCTTGACAAATGGATCTGGGCGGGGGACCCCGCCGAAGCTGCCCTCCTATTTACGGTAGCCTAAAAAATCTCTGGAACTTTTCCTTGATTTATGTCATACCCCTGTGCTAAGATTAGTTTATCAACCTACCGAAAGGAAAATAAATGCCAAACTGGTGTTTCAATTCAGTTATCGTATCCGCTAAGACCGAAGCAGAACTTGTAGAGTTTCTAGATTTCTGCGACCAGCCACACACATCAAATCACATTGACTGGCGTACTAATGAACCTGTCAATGATACAAATGCTAAAGGTGTGTTCTGGAATTTTATTACTCCCACCGACCTTGAAGCATACTTTGGTGGTGACACTTCGTCTAAAGCCTCAACAAACGAGAATGTAATGGCAACTATCGCTCACGAAATGGCTAATGGTATGGACTGGTATCATTGGAATGTTCGTAACTGGGGTACTAAGTGGGACATTATCCTAGAGCGTGAATACATTAGTATTGTTCACAACGAAAAAAATGACACCTATTATTTCAACTGGAACTTTGATACTGCTTGGTCGCCAGCAGATGAAGCGTATAATGCTATGGCAAAGCGTTTCCCTAATCTTGACTTTGACTTTGAGATTACAGAAGAAGCCAATTTCTATCTAGGCAAACTAAACTTTGCAGGTGGCGAACTTGTATCAGAGAACTGGGTAGATGACCCATCACACGCAGACTTTATGGAGTTTGACCTACCTTGCTCACATTGTAACTGGGGTGAAGATGTGTTTGACTTATCAGAAACAGTCATTGAACATCTTGAAAGCCAACTAGATTACTACTATGACGACTGCCCACCAGCACAGCAACTCAAAGATAGAATTGCTGAACTAACCATTGACAATCCTAGTGAAGATGTGCTAGAATTGTCAGTATCAACCACTACCCAATCAGGAGAATAAAATGGAATACAAACCAAAACACGCAAGCACAGAAACCACACCAGAAGAATTGGTGTATGACCCATACGCCAAGATTGTTGTAAATGTTAGCCCAAGTTACTCAAGTGTTACGCCAGAAGTTTTGGAAGCACATCAGGTAACTTCGCTAAAGAATAACGAAGATGTACGCAAACAGCGTATCATAAAAGTAAATGGTCAGATTGACAATGTTCGTGACTATCTAATTGAAAACTATGATGAACTTGGCAATCACGCAGACGAGATTGCTCGCTTGCTTGACATTGAACTTACCAACGAAGTCACCGTTGATGTAAATGTAACTTTCTCGGTTACAATGACACTACCAATGGGTACGGAAGCCGATAGCGTAGAGGGCTATGATTTCTCGTTTGATGTTGTTAGCGAAAACTCAGACTATGAAATCACCGACTACGATACCTATGTAGTCTATTGTAACGAGGGCTAATCTACGGGTAGGTAGGTAAATGTGGCTGGGGATAACCACAATAAAAACCCCACTTTTTTACAAGCTGCGGGGGGAACCGCAAATAAGGATCAATCAATTACGAAGGGTCTAAAAAATCTCCCAACTTATACTTGATTTATGTCAGGGGTATGTGCTAAGATATCTACATATCAACTACCGAGAGGAAAGAAATGGCAGAATATCAGGTCATTGTTTATGGCTGGATTACCGCAGATAACCTACAAGAAGCAGAAGAGATGTATGCAGATAATCAGTGGTTTATTGACTATCATGTATTAGAAGATGAAAACGGACAACAGTTTGACCAGAACGATATAGAGGAGTTGGCAAATGCAGCAAGTGGCTCTAACTAAAAACTATTATATAACTGTATCTAGTAATAGTAGTATTGTTATAAGTGAAGAAGAATATGACCAATATCTTCTTGACAATCCCGCTGATGGTGTGGTAGACTACGAAGAAATGTTTGATTACTTTGAGGCTAAGGGTCACAATGTAAGTACAGATGAAGAAGCAGTAGACTATGAGAATAATGGAGTAGAACTTGAGTTCCTATAAAGTAACCTTTATATCTGATTATTTTGTTTTATACACAACAGTAGATACAGGTATTTATGATGATGAAGAAATTTGCGACCAAGCAAACCAATTAGTAAAAGACTGGTGTGGATTTGAGCCACAGAAGTTTGCAACCGACTATGATATAGAGGAAGTATCTTATGCCTAAGTTTGATGTAGAAGTAACAGTTAATTTTATGTTTGAGGTGGAAGCAGATAGTTATGCGGAAGCCGAAGAGCAAGGCTGGAAATGGGAAGATTATGCTATGCATGGGATAGTATATGAAATTACCGCCACAGAACAATATGCACCAATAGATGAGGAAGATGAAGATGAAGATGAGTAGAGAAATCGATCCCAAACTGCTAGAAAAATTGGCAGATGAATTAGTTGAAATGCATAATGCAACAGGTATCGAATTAGAATATTGGGATACCGCCAGAAAATTTGTAGAACATTTCTACGAGGTAACTTTTAGAGTAGCAGTTGGGTATAAAATATGACATTAAATGAATTAAGGGAACAAATTCAAGAGAATATTGTTACTGTACTTGACGATTATCAGGGATATGAGATTGATTCATTGATGATTGATAAGATATGTCAGGTTGTTGTAGATACCTTTAATGATGCTTTCTACGCTCCCGCCCCTTAATTGGGGTTGCGGAGTAGCCCGCAAAAAGCCCGATCTAATTTACGAAAGCCCTTGATAATCTCTGGAATTTATGGTAGGATTTGCATATGCAGAAAATATATAACTTAGATGATGTAACAGAAGAACAATTAGGTTGCTGGATTGACGGTACAAATATGTCCAGCGCAGAATTTGATATTCAAATTGTAGAAACCGCCCTACACTTTGGTATGCCATTAAATGTAGAAGATTGGAAAGAACTAAAAAACCAATTGGAAGATTATCCTGGCGATGAACTAATCCTTGAAGATTTGCAAGGTGTTGCAGATTGGTCATATGATTGGTTTAACATGAAAGTCCGTGAAACAGGCTACTACTTTGAGATAGATGCAAATTGCCTATTTCTTACTCACGAAGATATGGAGTTAATCAATGACTAAAGATGAATTAGTTAAACATATGGAAGATGCCCTAGCAGAAGTTAAATCACAAGATTTTAAATCTTGGCGGGAACTTGAAGGGCTTTTAGAAAAAGAAGAAATAGAACTTGACAAGGCTTGGCATAACGGGTATTATAGTGCTATTCAATCAGTAAAGGAAATGTTAAATGATTAAACTACCAGAAGAAATCCAAGTATCCCGTCATATGTACTATGATGTGCAGGATATTGCTAAGAGCCTTATCGAAAATGATGAACGCACTATTGAAAGTGTAACACTTGAAGAAGTGTTAGATGTTGTCCTTGCTTGGGCATATGATGATTTTGCTACACTTACAGACTTTGAACCAATTGTAACCGATTTAGAAGGGAATATATTAAACTAATGACAACTAAAACAATCAGAGATGATGTAACAATTACCTATTCAGAGGTAGTTCCAGAAGATAGGCAACAGGCTGAATTCTATGTACATAGTGGTGATATGGAAACTATTGCTCTATTAGAGTATAAAGACCGTGTTCTACATGTTGCTCGTAATGGGGAGATGTATTTATCGATCCCCGCCGAAGATTTAGAAACAGGCGAGTGGGTAGAGCATGAGGTCAATATATGCCGCTACACAGACGACCTAGAGCGTTTTGCGGAAACAGATGAGGATTTATACGCCCTAATTCATTTATGGTCTGTAGAGCGTGAATACGAGATTTACCATAACAACCCTTGGTGGGAAGTGTGGAGCGATGATGTATTGCCTGAAGGCGAAGTCCTAGATAGTTTTTATCAGGCTATTGACTGGGCAGTTAAGTTTATTAAAGATGATGAAAATTGGGGGGCAACAAATGGATAAACTAATATTAATTGGATTGGTTGTATTTTGGTTTGTAATAGCTAGGAGTGGAAAATAATGAATAAGAGAGAATACTTGCGGAGCCTAGGGTTTACCGTAGGCGAACGTGGTAGATTTAATGACATAATGAAAATTGAATTAGCTAAATATGATGGCGTATTCGATGATGATATTAAACCATTAAAGACTAATAAGATAAAGGAATATAAGCCTATGGCTGCACCAGTTATGCATAAGCAAAAGCGGGTCAGAGAAAATCGTATGCTTACAGGCTATACTAAAGAAGGATATAAGATCGGATTTGATGGGTGTCTAAGGTGTCATCAACATATGGTATATTGCCAATGTCCAGGTGGTATTACACCCCCCACATTAGTGGTTAAGTGCGATGAAGCTATTGTTAAAATCCCTTGATTTTTGTCGGGGTCGTATGGTATAATTAGTGTCCATAACTAAATAGGAGAAGTATGTCTAGAAAGATAACCACAAATGCTGTGGATAAGTTTGTTGATGCCCTAAATGATAAAAGGTTTAGTCCTAGATTGTTTGGGTCGTTTCTACTTGATGAAAGTAATGAAACTAATCAGTTATTCTTACAGATAATTGACAGTTATTTATTTGCTCAAAACATCAGGTATGAAAATGGAGATAGAGATTTTGTGGCTATTCGTAGCCACGACCTATACAGGTCGGAAATTTAAAAATCCTTTGACATTAATTTATCCACATAGTATAATAGAACATACATAGGCGTTCAGGCGTATCAGTCAAGTCTATAATATAGCCCCCTAGATAAGCGGTATATCTGGGGGGTTTTTCTATGCCCAAAATAGATCAGATAAGATAGATAAATATATCTGGGCATTATTTTTACCCCGCAAAATCCAATACCCCTATTTACGAGGAAGCTAAAAAATCGCTGGACTTTTTATATACCCCGCAAATATTGCATTTTATTTAACATTACGACCAGCATCAAAAAATCTCTGGAGTTTTGCCCATTTTTTGCCCATTTTATCTAAGTTTTATCCAATTTTTGTACAAATTTGGTCAAAATACTTGACATTACGGGTGTTATTTGGTGGTGCTTTATATCACCTATAACATTTAGGTAGTAAATGGGGACTATTTAAACTATTTTGTGGTGTATTTATTGTGGATAACTTGTGTATAACTTAGGTTATTTATCCACAGATGTAGATAAACTTGTGGATAACCTTTAATCTAAATAGCTCTAGATATCAGAGTATGTGTTCTCTATTGACTTATGTATATGTATATAGTATAGTATGGGTATGAATGATAACCCTCTTGAAATTCCCGCCAACTTTGATTGGCTCGCATCAATTGCATTAGAATTAGTAGATGCTGTAAATCGTGTAAATGAACTACATAAGCAAGTACCTGGTCCATATGATGATTATATATGTGATCATTGTAGTAGGTTTCGCTTAGATCCCGCCGATGTTGTTCCTTATCCCTGCCCAACTATTAATGCATTAGAAGGGCAGAAAAGTGACTAATAAAATAGTTATAAGCCAATTTGCACTATCTATATTTTCTATGGTGGGCAATATTCTTGTTGGATATCACAAAAAATGGATATGGCGATTTGCCCATACTCAAAATGCATTTAGTGCATTATATTTTATTATTACGAAACAATATGGATTTCTTATAGAAAATGCTTTCTATGTTGGAATTTTTATTAACAATCAAAAGCAATGGAAATTGCAAGAATTAGGAGAAAAATGATTAAGAAACACCCTTATCGCATAGCGGTAAAACATATAAGACAAATGCATTATGCAGAAAAGCGTGGAGAGCATTTAAAGGTTACTTGCGCCGTATGTAATGTTCCATATCCTTGCAAGACTATCCAAGTAATTGATGATGATCTATATGACGATAATGAATTAAATGCAGTGGTAGATAATGCTAAATAAATTAGTTAAATCAATCTCAGGCGTTTATAATAAATATGCTACTGCAAGTAAGGGTGATAAGCTCTATTATTTAGTAGTAGGCTCCTGGTCGGCTTTTGCAGCCATAAATCTAGTCCTGTTGATTCAACTTATCTGGGTCACATAGAATTAGGGCGGGGATAAGAATAGGGCACACATGTTTTGTGTGCCCTATCTTTTTACTACTAAGGTTTACATTTGATCGTCAAGTTCAGAATGGTGTTCCATCTGCTCGGATCTAATTAATGTTTTAAGGTCTTGAATCTCTTCCCACATACGGTCTACAATTTCATTTGTATCTTGACTAAGGTTATAATCTTTATTCATTAGGCGTTTATCTTCTCTGGCTGCTCTATTTGAGCTATTAAGAATTAGTCCTGATAGTAATATAGCCTCTAGTGATACTGTTAGTGTAAGTAATCCGTAAGGGTAATTTTCAATCCCGCCCAAGATCCATACTGCCCACCACAATGTGTGAAATAGTAAGAATACTGGTCTGCCAAACATATCTGATATAACATCTGAAAATTGTTCGGCTTTTCTATTGATATTGCGTAGTAAATTGCGGATGATTAACATCCCCCTTATATTAAATTAGGCGTGGGGGTTGCCCACGCCTAAAATAATTATACCACAAATTAGTTAATCAATTTTACTTCTTGTGCTTTTGTAATGAGAATATTGTTTACTGCTTCCATATAAGAATTGATTACGAATGCCGTATCATCTACACTATGCTGTGCATATTCCATTAATTGTTCTTCGGTAAATCTATCTTCAATAGCCCATTTTTCTAACAAACTATGTGCAACCTGTTGGATTGCATCTTCTAGTTCTGTTAGACTTAATGGTATAGATGAATCTGTCATTAGTTACCGCCCTTGTTTACGGCAAGTACATAACCTGCACGAACATTTAGAAACAAGTAATCTTCATTATCAATTTTATGCTTAACGCCGTTATGTGGGGCGTAGGTGACAGTATCGCCTACTGCGACATCCATTGGGAACCTGTTCCCATTTATGTCGATGCCTCCTGGTCCAACGCTCACTACTTCTGCCTGTGGCAATGCATCATCAATGTCTGCATCTTCTGTAATGATAAGACCAAATGAAGTCTTTGTTTCTGTTTCTTGCTTGGGTAGTTTTACGAGTACCCAATCTCCTAGTGGATTTAAATCCGACATTTTACCTTACTTTCCTGTAAAGAATGCTTTAACTTTAGCCCAGAATGATGGTGCATTATCAAGTACTGCCTGTACTTCTGCATCGGTCACTTTTGGTGCTACAGCCTTTACTACCTTTTTTACGGTAGCCTTATTTGCTTCTGCAACTGCAAGTGCTTCGTCAACAGCACTTACTACCTGATCAGTAGTAGTCTTCTTGACAGGAGCTTTCTTAGGTGCAGCCTTCTTGACAGGCTTATCAGCATTAGTACTGTCTGCAATTACAGCCTTTTTGGTTGCTGGCTTCTTTGCAGTTGTTTTTGCCTTTGGTGTTTCACTCATGTTTTTCTCCTTATATATAAGTGTTTTAATATCTTACTATATTATTATTTATTTGGCAACTTAAATTGACAATATGTCAAAAGGTTCGCCAACATAGGGGGTATATAGGGATGACGCTTCTAGTGCCACCCTAATTCTTTTATTTGGATCTTTCCACGCTTCTGTGGTAAATAAAGACCCTAATGCAACTGCAGCTCCACTGCCTATTGCATTATAATTTCTGCCTACCTCAAACATAGCCCAATCTTCATCAAATTCAAATAGGTGTCCACGAAGTCCGATCAAAACTTGAAAGTCCTCTTTTTCTTCCTTTTCGAGACTCAATTCCTGTGCCTGTTTGCGAAATGCTGTAACCACAACTCCATTTAAAAATGCATCTAATTGCTCAGATGTTCTTGTAGATGGCGATGGCTTTGGATAGTCAAAGACATGTTGCATCAGTTTGCCAAATCTAGCACTTCCTGCATATCCCACAATATACTCACCTTTGATGAATACTTTAGGTAAATGCATACGGCTTACTATACCAGCACCTTCATCGGTCATTGCCGAATCCCCGCCCATATAAACCTTGCCGTCTTTAGCAACTGCTGCAATACAAGTCATTTACAGATCCTTTGTAATATCGTTAAAAATATTATTTACGACTTTCTTATTCTTAAGTAAGCGGTCTCGCTCTTCTTTCTTTTCAATTTCATATGCTGCAAGGAATTCCAAAGCTTTATATGACCAACTAACCTGACGAATAATTTCTTTTGAACTTAGCAAAATTACAAATGCAATAAGATCAACAATTGCTGAATTGCCAGCATGAACATTCTTATAAGCATCGTAAATTACATATGTGTGAAGTGCTAGATTAACTAGTGACCCCACGATTCTACCCAATGTGTACATTTTTTACCTCTTCTAGTATCTCTTCTGAAGTTCTACCTTCAATTTTTTGTACCAAATCACCATAACTTAAAACAAGGATTTGTGGTACTGACATAATATTGTATACGCCCAGATATTCTGGATCAATGTTGTCTACATCTACAATATAATATTTATTTTCTTTATCTATAGTTCCAGCCCTAGCAAACTGCGGTTTAATTAGCTTACAAGGTTGACACCAAGTAGCGGTAAAATAAACAATAGCATTGCTTTCATTAAAGCTATCTTCAATCTTGTCAATTACTTCTAACACTAACCAACCAACAATTCATCTGCAAAAATAAGGTCTCCGTAGTATCTACGCTTAAGTACATAATCTTTTACAAAGTCTATTCCAAACTGCCGTCCTGCCATTACAATTACCCATCTAGGTTCGTACTTGGAATCTACACACGTCTGGCACATCAGCAACTGCTGACCCTTTAGAATCTTTGATTCTACTGGATGTAGTTGATTTTTCTGCTTTTTGCAAGAATAACACAACATTAGTTTTCCTCTATTTCTTCAATATTTATTTGTTCTAAAATATCAAAATCTTCATTAAGTAATATGGTTTCATATTCAAATCCATCTTTTACGAAATGCACTTTTGATGCATATGTTCCAAAAAACAACACTTCACCATACACCTTTTCATCTGGTATATAAATAATTGTATAGTTAAAGTTTTGTTTCTTCACGATACTTAATTCCCTCAATTTCACATCTTGTTCCATATGAAGCAATTAAATCTCTAGCCATCCATAGCCATTCCATAATGTTTTCTTGTTGATGTGTATTAAAAGACATAATGTTTTCTTCATACACAACCAAAGCAATCCATTCTGGTCTAGCCCTTACATCAAGTATTATGCCCTTGTAAGGTGCTTTTAAATCCCGCAAAGCTTTAGCCATTTGTACATTATAAAATATTTTCTGTGGCTTGTGTGGTTTTATATCATCATTAAAGGTTAGATTTTCCATGAATTTTCTTTAACTTTCTCCATACTTCTAAAGACTTATGGGTATTGTTTTGTTTATCAACTCTACCAAGATTCATATAAATCCCGCCCCATACGCCTTTTTCTTTATTCTTTACGCCCTCTGAGTAGCACTGTCGTGCAACAGGACAAACCATACACATCTCATCAATCTGCATAGCAAGCTTTTGATCATTTTCATAAAAATCATAGAAATTATTTACATGCATTCCTCTGCAAGCAGATAGATGATACCATTGCACATCTTCTGCCATCATACCTAGAGAATCAATAATTTCAGACATACTTGTTTAAAACTTTCCATGTTCCAGAATCTGTCATAGGAATACGCATTGCATGTCCCCATTTACCATTACGAAACATTCCGTTTTTTTGGGTAAATCCATTTTCGTTTTCTGTCCATTTAATAATGTCCCAGCCATCCCAGTGAAAACCAATTCTTTTGTTTTTTTCTACAAAAGCATGGGCTTTGTCATAGTTTAATTCAACTAAGTTTTTCATTTTAACCCTTTCAAGGTTGTTTACGACTAATAGTATATTTTACCATTATGTCTTATATTTATCAACTAGAGCTTTTTAATTTCTCTAAATGGAATATTAAACTCTTCTAATAATTTCTTGCAATATGACGCTCTTTTGTCATCTACTGATCTAAAAATTAAGGCATAATCTGCCCCAGACTCCATCATATTATAGTCATTGGTGGACTTAGGAACATCCTTAGAATTTCTAAAAATTTCTTCCCTAATAGATACACCCTTTTGTCTTAAAAATTTTTCTACTTTGCCCACATACTCGGTAACTAGGTCTTCTGCACCCCTACTTGCCGTATGAACAAGAGTTAATTTATCATCCTCATAATACTTCATGTCTTCTAGTATTACCGTCATTTGCCTCATAACGTCAGGGTAGCTATCCCAATCCTGACTTCCGACCACAATTACTCTCATAATTTCCTTTCTAAATGCTAACAGCGGTCAATGACCGCTGTTAGCCTAAAGCTTTATAGCTTATTTTAAATTAGTTTTTAACAATACCAATTGATGATTGGTAGGTTGGACCGAATGCTCCACCCCAAATGCTCTTTTTGATATCCTTATCATCCGCATCATCATCTGGTTCTGAACCAGCATCTGAATCATCATCTCCAGCAGCTTTTTCAAGCTCATCTACCGAAGCCATAACAGCTCCAGAAGAAGATGGTGAAGGCACTGAATCTGATTTATTCATCTTCATGCACTTTGTACAGCACTCCTTGTTGGTTGTGCAGTTATCTCCACAATCATCACAGCAAGCTGCCTTAGTAATACCCATAGCAGCACACTTTGTGCAATCATCTCCTGTGCAATCTGGACCACACGATTCAGCTTTTGTTACGACACCTGCTGGTTGATTTACTGTTGTATTAGCAACCTGTGAGTTATCTCCATCTCCCTTAACATTATTGGCATCGCCAACATCTTTTGTTACAGGAGCTGTTTCATTAGATACAGATACTGAATCTGCTCTACCAACATTTGGTGCATCTGCTGCCTTAGCAACAGGTGCTGTTTCATTAGATACTGAAACTGAATCTGCTCTACCAACATCTGGCAAACCTGCCAAAGCCTTTTCTAAAGACTTAATTGCCTTTGTAATTTTTCTGCGAGCCAGATCTGAGTCCACAGACTTAGTTACGGCAACATCGCCTTTTGGATCGGGTTCCGTTGTTACTTTATCTTTTTCCGACATATTTATTTTGTCACCTCCTCTTGCATATTCTTCTGGCATAGGATCTTTATTTGGATCTTTTGCCATACTGGAATTTCCACCAATAGTTTTCTTTATTGAATTTAATGTATTCATTTTGTGTCCAACTAAAGTCTCGGTGGGCTTTCCATCTTTATAAATTCTAATCAATACTGCTGGGTTATCTTTGGTTCCTGTAATTGTAAAACTAGAATCTGGCACTTTAATAGTTCCGTTCTTTTTGACCTTTACAACTTTTCCAGTAGCATTACCGCCACTAGAACCCCAAGAGACCATTTGACCAACTTTGATTTTTTTATTAGAGCTTTTTATTAAATCATCTATTTCATCCATAATCATTTTTTTGATTGTATGTTTTACTTTAGATCTAGCAAAAGCAAAACCAGCATCTCCGCCCCATAAATCCCAAGCAACTCTGCCTGGACTTGGGTATCCTTCTTCTCCAGAATTAAATCCTGTGGCTTTTTTATCTACCTCATGGCGGGAAAAAAAAGAATACATTCTTTTTACAGTATCGTCAGATAACGATTCTCCAGCAACAATTTGATTTGCTCTAGCATACCCAACAGAAGTACCACCACGCTTGCCTTCTTTATGCCATGCGAGTGCTCTTTTTGCTGCGGATTTCATTCCGCTTGTTGGCTTATGTCCTGTGTCTGCCATAATATATTCTCCTTTATTTTAGTACGGTCCAGCCTGACCATCAACGATTGGTCCACCAGCTGGCTGTTCAATTGTCATTGAAGCATCAGTTCCGTTGCCAACAGTTGGGAAAGAAGCAATATTTACTGCTTCGTTTACACCAAGATCTGTTACACTTGGGGTAACATCTGCTGCTGGGTCAGATGCGCTGACACCTGTTGATGGGTTTGCTGATGGCTGTACAACTGTGTTATTCTGTAAGTTGTTATCCATTAAATTAATTCACCTCGTTTCATTTAGAGCATAAAGCCCTTAGATATATTATACTACAAATTTGTTTATTCTACGCTTTTTTCTAATACTGTCCACATATTTTGAGTATTTTCTATTAGCAAAGAAGCTTCTAAAACCGTCATTTGCAGGAGTTCTTCTGGGTCTAATCCCAATTTTTCTGCATATTTCATTAATTTATTTATTAACATTTTTTAATTTTTCCCTAAAAATATTACAGTCACATCGTAAACATGGACCTCTGCCCAACAAATGTTGAGGATCATCATGCCCACATTCGCAATGCAAAACTGTCATTATACGCTATCTGCCAATTTTATGGTTTCACAAGGATATTTTTTGGGAGCCATGTATGTGGATAATTCTAAGCGGTAGCCACTACATTCTTTGCATATCAAATAACTTCCACCATTACTTGCAGGAAATTCCATTGGTTGATGAAGACTTTTTATTCTATCTAAAATGCGATAAACAAGAGCCATGTATTCTTCATTAGGCACTTGAGTTACTCTTTTCATTGATAGCCCAACGCTCATCAATAATTTCAAAGGCTGACTTGTCTAATATTTTTTGATTTTTCTGATAATGGTGCCCACAAAAATACAATTCGCCAGCTACCATTCGGACAAGAACAAATGCTTGTGAGCCACAACGGTCACATCTATCTGCAATTAATAATTTTCTTGTTTTTTCCAAAGTATCTGTCATTAATCCACGCCCAAAATTCTAATAACAGTCTGACAAGGATCTCCGCCCTCTTCCCATTCAAGCATTTCTTCTTCAGTCCAGTATTCTTGACCGCCGTCATGGGTGTTGCAATAAGTATCGCTTACCCAGCCTTTGGCAATGCCAAATTGAATCCAGTCTGCTCGTTCATTCCACTCTTGATCATTCATAATAAATCCTCTATTTCTTTTAATACCTTACTACTATATTGTACACTATTACGGTTCAATATGTCAACGATTCTATTTTTTTCATTCTTGCGTGACTCGGTACATCCACGACAAGGACATTCTTTGATTCTATCCCAAGTTGCACTTTGTGTTGGGTCAGCCATCGTCTCTTGTAAAACTTTCTATTTCTCCAGTTTTAATATATTTCTTGCCCTTTTCACTAACAAAAAAAGTTACATCTAAATTTTCATTATAAGAAATATCAATCAAGCCCATTTCATATAAATGCATTAAATCATTATCAATTTCTTCTTTAATTACTTCCGCAGCCTCTGGTAAAACTTCTTCCAATATATCTAAATTAAATCTATATAAAGGTTCTCCATCATCATTTACGCCATATGGCTCCATTGCTCCTTTTTCCAATAAGTATTGAAAAAAATCATCGTCATTTTCAAAATGCATTACTTGTTGTCCAACTTTTCAATTAAATTGACAAACTGAACAAAAACTTCTGCAAATGTTGCTTGTTCAGCAGCAATATCTGCAATATGGATTGCTTTAGTTTTTCCAAAACGGCTGTCAAGGTGGTTTAAAAACGCCTCTGCATATGCTTTTACAAACTGTTCTGGGGTTGTATATTTATGTGCTTTACTCTGGATTTCTCCATTAACGGTTGTTGTTTTTGTTTTATTGGCATGCTCATGCCCAAGTTTTGACCATTTATTTTCACTGTAACTCATTTTTTATCCTTTGTTTATGTGGAGATGGGCGGATTTGCACCGCCGTTCTATATGTTTTCTATTATACAGTATTGCAGTAATATTGTCTAGATTTTTTATTTATTTTTTATACGACTTTCTGTTCCCATGCAGTCGTCACACGGCTTTAGTTTATGCAGCTAAAGCGAGGGTATTTTGAGATACGCCGTTTATTTTTAGTTTGTTTTACTTCTGTATAAAAGTCTGCACATAGTCGAAACTAGGCATCCCCTTATTTAATTTTACCACACTTAGTGCATAAACTTTCTACATACTCATGCTTGTGATTAGCTTTTTTGGGCTTAGGTTTAGGCTCAACCTTTTTTCTTCTGCCCCGAATTACTTCTTCTTCTGGATCAATCCAGTTTTTCATAACCCTTTTGCTTTCCTATAAATTTCAATTATGGTGTCTGACCAATCATGTACCTTATCAGATAAATTATACTTATCCATCACTACTTCATAACCCTTTTGAGCATCTGCTTTTCTATTTGCTGGGTCTATATAATATTCCATATGTTTAATCCAGTCTGCAGGTTTTTCTGCAATTTTCCCCGCACCTTCATTTGCAAGCAATTTATACTCATGTGTTCCAGCTGCAACAAAAGGAATTCCAGTCATTGCATATTCCACACCTTTAAGACTTGATTTTGCTTCATTGAATGGAATCATATCAAGCGGTACAAGCCCAATGTCCATAGGCATCAGTATGTTGCCGTAATTCCAAACACTTGTTCCTGTAACTTCAATTAATCTTTCAGGATCCATTTTGGTCAATTCGGCAAATTGTTTTGGCTTGTCCATAAGCATTCCAGCATGATAAAACATAAGGTCATGCTTATCTAAAAATGGTCCTAAAATTCCCTGTAATTTTTCAACATCATGCTGTCTCCATAACATAATACCTACCCAACCAATTGTTGGTTTCCAGCCAGCGTTGTCAAAACGCTTCATAAATAATTTTGGATCAACCGAGTTTCTAACAATATAATTATTTTTATTTAACTTACCATAGTTATTTGCAAGAAATTCTGTACTATGAATTAGAGCATCTGCAGAACTATACGATGTATGCATATGGTCTCTATTCCATGTAACATCTTTATTTGGGTGTGTAGTATGAAAAGCAATATTGGTTTGTGGTAATCCCATAAACCAATCATCAACATCAATAATAACCACTTGACCCAAAGCTCTTGCTTGTTCAATCATTTCTTTTGCTTTATGCCACATAAATAACTTTATTACAACAACATCTAGTTTGTCAAAGCATTGGTCTGGATTTTTAATTGGTGATCTATCTGTATAACTTAGTCTATATTGGGTGGGTGCAACTACAAAGCCTTCTCCATCTTTCCACCCAATTTCACCACATACTGATTCGTGACCTATTGTATTTAAATAAGCAGATACAGATGCACATCTAATCCAAGTGCATCCACCTGGAGATCCTATGCCAAAATCTGCCCAGTCTGAACTAATAAAACCTATTCTCATTTTAAAAATCCATAATCTACATTTGCTTCTTCTATGTCTGACCAACTTGGTCTTTGCCAAGCTAAAGATGGGGTAAAAGCAAAACTGTTAAATCTATGCAGATTTTTTGAATATGTAACATCTGTTGGTTCGTGAATTGTTTGCACATCTAAAAGACTTTGATAGACGCTGCTGTTAATAGCAATGGCATGCATGGCTAAAGTGTTGTTTGCAATAGATAAGTTTTCGGTAATTTTAGATGGCACTCCCCATGCATGATTTCCACCCAGATAAAGAATATCCCAATTTTCTGGCAAATCTTTAATAGCAATATTAAATTTTTCGACAAAGTTATCAGTAAATTCTACATCATCCTCAAACATTAAAAAGTTTTTATAACCTTTTTCAATTGCATCTTTTAATAAATTTATATGAGAAAGAGCAAATCCAGCATTTCCCTTTCTAATAGGAAAAGAATATTCACTGGTTGGAATAGTATCTCCATCAACCGCAGAAAATCTTTCAACATTTTCAATACCATTTTTACTAAATTCATCTAGGCATTCCTGCCACCTGTCAGTTCTTTTATCCAAATTTACACAATAAATATGATCAAAAAAACTATTTAAAGTTTCATTCATTTAAACTCCTCATACTTTCGTAAATATCTTTTTTCATTCTTGTTGCCGAATAATTATGATCTCTATCAATCCAACAAATTTCTATTGACAAATCTTTACCAGTATAATATTTTTCTAAATAATCTTTTCCAAGAAAACGAATATCATAATGACCAGATGATAACATTTCTTCTAATTCCCACTCATATTCATAAATATGAATATCATCAATATACTTTAATGCTAAAAGAACCTCTGCTCTTTCATGCCAAGCATTCACTGGTTTTAGCTTTCCATTTTCAATAGATGGATCCATGTGAAGAGCAATAGTTAAATGTGTGCATTGTTCTTTAGCCTTGCAAAACATCTTTATGTATCCTGGATGGATTACATCAAATGCTCCAGCAACAATTCCATATTTTACTGGAGAGACTTTCTTTTTCCAGTCATCAATGTGTACTGCTCTATCATCTATATAGTAGTGGGCAAATGGTTTGCAATTCATTATTAGCCTATTATAAAGAACCCCCCACTCCTGCAATTGGTTTTTTGTCAGGTCTGTGTGGTCTTTTTTACTTACTGATCCACGAGCGGTCATAATAATAATTTCATTATTTTCATTATACAATTTATTAATTTTATCTACAACAAATTGATCTGGTACAGCTAAATCATACTGACTATCTTCCACCTTGCTGCAAATAGTTCCATCTAAATCAAAACAGTATATCATTCGCACTCCACAATTCCATGTAAAAATATCTGATGAACACATTCGGCAACACCGTAACTGTGAGTAGGAATATAATAATTAAATTTAGCACTTTTTGATTGCAATTTTAATGGATTAAAAGATTCGAATGCAGATAACACTCCGTAAGAAATGTTATTATTTTCGCAATATTCTGCAGCCCTTAAAATATTTTTAGATTTTCCAGAAGAACTAATTAGAATAACAAGAGTATTTTTTTTTGCATAAAATTCTAAAAATTTTGCGTATGCATCATCTACCCCAAAATCATTCATAAAGCAGGTAAGCATTGATGGGTCTGAAAAAGAAAGTGCTCTTTTTCCGCCACGCTTTGTCATATCCTGAGCAATATGTGATGCAACCGCATTACTTCCACCATTACCCAAAATAATAATTTCCTGATGCTTACTATAGGCATTTTTAAATTTTTCATAATCTTCCCCAGAAATAATATTCTGAGTTGCACTAATGCATTCTTCAAAAAAATTCACAATAATACTCCACTCACTCCATCTACAGACAAATCAAGTTTAACATATTCGTAAGGAATACGCAAGCTATTTTTATGAGAAAATACTAAGAAGAAT